TATAAGATATTTCTGTTCCTGTCGGCACTCCATAGAAAACGGCTATTCCTTTATTATCAGTATTAGCTAAATTGTTTTCACCGTTGTAAGTCAGCTCCACTCATGCTGACCGAACGTGATCGCCGTCGGGCGTGTCTACATGGATTTCAAGCACAGAATAAGTTTGCTGCTCCTTCCCCGAATCTATTAATAAACGCCTGTTGAACATAGTTATCCTCCTATCACGCTATACTTGCTGTTATAGGCAACTTTTCAATCTCTCTATTATATCCGCAATACAATACGTTGCAGGGAAACATAAATAAACCAGAACTAACGGCAGCTCGAAGAATATCATCATTAAAATAAACTAATCCGTTCGCTGTATCTAAATACTTTCCGTTATTTACATTGGTTAGCCGTAATGTCCCGCGTGCGTTACTAGCAAGGTCAGCCCAATTAAAGTAATCAACTCTATATTGCTGTCCTGCTGCCACGGCAACAACTTGCCGAAATAGTCGGCTATATGTGGGATTCATTGTACTACGCGGATACCAGTATAACCCTAATCGCGTCACATTTTCGGGAATGGTAAATGTCGGCATATATTCCACTCGATTTTGAGCGTTATATTGATTTCGTGACGGAACAAAACAGGCGGTAGGAACATCAACGGGAATAGGAATATCCCCCTGATGTGGCTTGAAGTAATCTTCTATTAAACATTTTATCACTTCCTTAAAATTCAGAATAAATCATATAGCAAATACCAATGATAGCCCACGTTATCGCACCCATAAATATCGCTTCCACGTCAACGCCTGCCTTTCCTTTGTCGCAGCGTTTTTCTCGCCATAACTGCCCATTCGTGTGATGACCAAACCAAACAGGTCGGGCAAATATTTACATCAAGCCGCCCGTAAGTAAAGCTTTTGCAGGCGTCCGCTGAATATTCTTCATTGCATAGATTGCACTTAATTTTCCCGTTTCCCATTTCAAAACCTCTCTTAGTTTGTATGCTAAATTTGCTGGTATAAATGCGGTAAAATACGGTATTTTATCGCTAAATTATTTATGTAGTTTAAATGTCAAAAACAGCGTTTTTTGCTATCTCTTTTTTTGAGATATCAAATTTACCCATTTTTGATGTTTTGCTTTATTTAGGTGTGCCAGTATTACTATTGCCGCTTTCAACATTTCCGTGAACGTGGTCGGCAAAGCTAATACCTTTGATTGTCGCATTGTCGATAACATCAAGCCGCTGCTGCACGGTTGTGTTACCTGTAACGGTCAGATTGCCATTTATGGTAGTGTTACTGTTAATGGTCGTCTGACTGGTGTTAACTGTGACGTGCTGCGGGGCTGTTACGATTACATTGCCGTCCGGTAGAATCTGAATGTAGCAGGTCGGCTGCTGGTTTAAAAATCCGCCGATAAAAAAGCCGTCTGAAATATCAAAGTTCCTAAAGCTACCGGGCTGGACTGGTTCAGGTGTTCCGTTAACAACGTTGGATACGTCCCGCTGACAGAATACCGCAAGTCCAATATCACCCGGTACAGGGTCGCAAACTAATGCCGCTGCGCCGCCCTGTATTCTGCAATAGGGTAAATTATAAAGCGGGGCTGGATTTATGGCGTTGTTTTTGGCGTCTAGGGCAACTATTAAGGGCAGTACATCAACTCGCCCTGTGGGGCTTATTCCGTCGCTGTAAACAGCTTGGACTTTGCACGGCAACGCCGTATTTACCCTGCCATTCAAAAAGTTTTCGACAAAATACGCCATTTCGTTGCCCTGACTGTTACCAGTGAAAGGCGAACGAGTGCTTTCAACAGTTGGCGCCACTATTTGAGATTTTTTCAAAGTATCCATATCAGCTCTCCTGTACGTAAACGGCTTTGACTACGCTGTCCCACGCTCCCGCTGCCTGTGCGTTAAAACATTCTAGGTTATGCGTCAAGCTTGTAACTTTCCATACGCCTGTAGCTCGCGGAACAACGCTTTCCAGCTTTACTAACCCGCCTAGTGTTATAGTAGGGTCAAATTCGCATTTAAACTCTATACCGTCCTGCGTGAAAGACGGGTAGCCGATTAAACCAGTTCCCACCTTTATCAACACAGCGTTACCGCTGCGCGCTCCGTTTTTCGGAGTTATCACGACTTTGCTATCGTCAATATACAAGTCAATACCTAGTTGCTTTGCCAGCTTGTGCATTTTTTCTATCGGGCTGCCTGTAAAGGTTGTGTTTCTGACGCTTGCTGAAACGCCCTCGTTGATAAAGGTGTATCCCGCTTCTGTAGCGAATTGCTCGAACAGTTTCGCGGCGTCGGTAGTGCCTTGTACAGCGATTGGCGGCGTTGCCAACAGCGCAGGATAAATACCCGCCGCTGCTTTGATATCAAAAGATATCTCTGGCGCACCGCTAAAGTTGGCGGCTGCCAGTGTAAACTCACCTTCAAAGACTGTCCCGACTATACCCGTATCGTCGCCAGCTTCAAGACGAATAAAGTTCTTTTCTGACTGCTGTGGATAAAATGCTAACGTGCTTGCTGTTTCCATTACACTTAAAGGTAAACCGTATATACTGGCGGTTAAAGTGTTCTTGTCCTCGCCGCCCGGCTTTGAAATCGTCGCTTTAATGCGGTGATTTTCGATAATGATAGTATTGCTATTCGTATTCGGAAAAGTCCCGCTACGAAGCGTTATAGTCGCTCTAAGGGCTTTTATTGAAAAACTCATGCTACATCTCGCTTTCCTGCACGAAGCACAAGACAAAACGTGTTCCTAGCTCTTTATAGTCCGGCTGCGCTCCGTGTCCTTCTTTGTCCACAAATAGCAGATTTCCGCTGAAATTCAATTTAGGCTGCTGTAAGATCAACTCATTAGTTACACACAGCGCGCCTGTACATATCACTTCATCCTGTACGCTTAAATCACAATATAGGTTGTCATAACGCCAGTATAAGCGAATTTGGCAGATTTGACCGTCAAGCGTTACCGTGAATTGCTGATTAGGTATAGCGTTTAATGGTATCGTTTTATAAGTCATAATGTCCCCCTACAATCCCAAAACCTTTTTTATATCGTATGCTACACTACTGTTTTCGGAATCGTCCCCGTCGCTAGGATTAGTGTTGCCCCTGTCTACGGTTGAAGCGTCTGACGCGCTGGCGGCGTCGTCTGATGTTATCGGCTGCACATCAACATTTGTATACTGGCTTTTCTGCTGCCGAATCTCGACAAGATGAATGTTTACTACAAGGGTCGTTAATGCCTGCCCCTCGTTAAAAGCATAATCATATTTGTCTAGCGTCATGTTTTGGTGTTCTTTAAGCGGGGTTACAAATGATATTAATTCCGTTGTTGTTCGCAGACGTTCCAGCACCGCTACAGCCTGTTGAAGTTCTCCCGGCGTTCCGTCTTTAGCAAGCGTTACTGTGATATCCATAGGGGCAGTAGTCTTATTATATGCAGCAAAGCTACCTTGTTCTAGGTAATCGTATGTAATATTAGCTTCCGCTTTTACAGTGCTGCCTAGATAGGTCGTAAATGTGGCTAGTGCTGTACCTGCGCTGTTGGCAAGTAACCAATTCTGCCATTCTTTACCGCTCCAATTCCATAATTTAGCCATGTTTACGCCCCCTTATTTAATGCCGCTTGCATTCGTAAAGAATAGCCCTGATTTCTCACTGATTGCTCCACCCATGTCGGCAGCTATGCCGCTTGCGTCCGTTGCTGCGGTATGGATATCAATTTTTCCTACATTGATTTCTTGATTGGTATTGCTACCTCCGCCGCCTGCTGCAATAGCCTGCAACGACGGTATCGGAGTATTAGCTTGTTCCCACCGTTCGGAAATGGTAGCTTTTATACTGCTCAATGAAGGAATTTTGTCTAAAATCTTCCCTATCCATTCCCACGCTGATTCGAGCGGGGATATTAAGTAGTCGTTAATAAACCCTGCAATGGCTTTGAACGCTGCGCCGCCTGCTGTAACAAGTAACGCCATTGCTGTTACGATTTTATAAAAGCCCATTAGGCAGAATAATAGGATTTGTTTCAATATCTCCCATGCTATTTGGGCTGCCTGTTTCAAGTAATCCCACGCCGTTTGTAGTGCCGCAAGGACTTCATCACCTGTTCCTAACATTTTCCATAAATCCTCAAAGGCACTCTTGCCGCCATTGGCATACACCCATAAATCTTCTAGGACTAATAGAAAC